GTGCCTGACTTTTTTATTGCATATGGAGATAAAAGCGGTAAACAAAAAGTAGAACTTATTGAAATTAAACCAGCAAATCAAACACATAAAAGTCAACTAGGCAAAAGTAAACATAACCAAGCACATTGGATTGTTAACCAAGCTAAATGGGAAGCGGCATCTGCATGGTGCAAACAAAAAAGTATTACATTTCGAATATTAAATGAAAATGACATCTATCATAATGGAAAGAGATCAAGATGAATTTAGAACAATATAGAGTACATATGACAGACATAGCAATGCAACATGGCAAGTTTGTTAGAGGTGCAAAGTATGTTAGACAATGGGATAAGCACTTATCTGAAAAAGAATACATGGTAAAAAAAGCTGAAGAATTTGGCATGTTGACAGATGTTAAAACAGCAATTGATATTGGTACTGGCGTAGGAATGTTACCGTACTTGCTTATGCAAAAAGATATACAAACTGAAGCTACTGATATCGAAGAAGAAGTTACAGGCCCAATGTTTAAAAAGTGTTGTGATTTAATTAATTTAAAAAGACATCATTTATACATTTACAACGGCAAACCTATGGACTTTCCAGGCAAGTATGATTTGTTTATTGCTAGTAGAACAGAGTTTGATAGAGAGTTTTTAGAGCCAGGTGAAAAATTTGATTATAAATTTTTCTTAGATGATGTATTTCAGTATGTAAATAAAGTCTTTATCAAAACAAATAACGCAGGCTCGGGCAAAGGTTATCCTGATTGGTTGAGCCCTTATCTGTACAACCCAGGTGGCGAAGGGTTAGGAAAGCCTTACAGAGCATGGTACATTCATATAACAAAAGAACAATGGGCAAGTGATCCTAATTCTGCTAAATAATAGTAGCAGTTAATGGAAATGATATGACAAAAAAATTAGAAGAATTATTAAACTTACCTGACAGTCAAGAAATAATCGCCGCAAGTAAAGCTGAAAAAGTTGAAATAAAAGTAGCTGAGCAAAAGGAAACTAAGCGAGATATTGCTGAGTTTGATAAAATTACAGGAGCACTACCAGCTGTAAAAGGTTTAGGCGAAATGGCAGATAAAGAGCTTAATGAAATTGCTAACAAAGCTATGCAAGCATATGACGATCTAATGGATTTAGGTATGAATGTAGAAAGTCGTTACAGTGGTAGAGTATTTGAAGTAGCTGGCGGCATGCTTAAAACGTCTCTTGATGCTAAAGTTGCTAAGTTAGACAAGAAGTTAAAAATGATTGACTTACAACTTAAAAAAGAAAAAGCAGATAAAGACGGCGGCCTTGACGCAGGCGCTGGTATCATCAACGGAGCAGGCTATGTTGTTACTGACCGAAATAGCTTGTTAGAGAAGCTAAAAGGTATGGATAAAGATAAATAGTTTATAAGGAATTAATCATGAGATCGTTTACAGAAGTTTTATTAGAGTCTAAAAAGACTTATTCATTCAAAATAGGGTATGCAGGTGCATTACCTGAAGGGTTTGAAGACAGTATGGAAACATGCTTACAGAAATTTGAAGTTACTAGTATGGGAGCAGGTAAGAAAACCCCAATACAAGAACGTCCTTTAGATTTTCCACAGTTACAAAATGAAGAAGTTACATACTGGGAAGTTGAAATGAACTATCCTAGTACACCGCAAGTGTTACAACAATACGTTGCAGACTGTTGTGGATGTGATCAAGCTAGATTTATAGTAAGAAACATGAACGATCCTAGAGAAGATTATCAAGACTCTAACACAGATGAACCTTATGAAACTAAACTAGAAACTGAAGACATGGGAGGCGAAAGCGCCCAAGACAATGTTGCTGGAAATAGAGTTATGGACCTTTTAAAGGAACTAGAAACTGTACGTAAAGAGCGTACAATTGATCCTACTGCTGGAGCTCCTGTAGGAGACAGTAGCGATATAGGTGACAACGAAAATACAAAAAGCCCAGTAGGAGGTGCAAAATGAAAGACCTATTAACTAAGTTAGCAAATTTAGATAAAGATATACAAACCATTAACGAACAAACTGATCCGTTAGCGGAAACAGCGTCAATGAATATTTCAATGGCAGGCGACAGTGCAGACGAAGTTGCACAACTTCTTAGCATAATGCGTAGCGGTGGCGAACTAACCACAAAAGCTCCAGAAGGCCCTGCAATGACTAGTATGCCAATGAACAAGGCACTTAGTATTATGGATGCTCCACCTGCTGATGAGATGCCAAGCGAAGGCGCATACGGTGAAAATGAAGGCCCGTGTCCAGAGTGCGGCGAAAAGAAACACATACTAAAAGCATGTTCATCGTGTGGATGCAGTGAAGGAGTTGAAGTTGACGAATGGGCAAACGATGCTGATCCGTCATACGCAGATCACCACACTATGACACACGATTTGTCAGGCGGTATTAACCGTTCAAAGACAATGCACGAACCGGCAGCTGATGGTGACAATCCATTAGCAGTTGAAGCATCAGACGAAGAAGCAATCGAAGCTATTAAGAATGAATTGTATGCCGCACTTGCTGAAAAGAAAAAGCCAGATTTTCCAGACTTAGACAATGATGGCGATAAAGAAGAGCCAATGAGTCAAGCGATTGCACAACGTGATGGCGAAGATGATGACGACGAAGACACTAACGAAGCCATGGAAGAAGATGAAGTTCAAGCTATTCTTGCCAAGCATCCTGAATCAGCGTCGGCAATGAAACAAGGTGCTGATATTATGGACCATGACGACTTATACGATGATTTATATTCATACTTTGTTCAAAGTGGCGATATGCCATATGGTACACAAAAAGCTAGAGATGGCGATCCGTACGAATGGGTACAAGATAGACTAGATTCTCTAGGATTCACGGGCGGCGAAGATGAGTCAAGTGAAGTTAACAGTGATACTACGTATAGCATTTCAGGCAAGACATCAGAAGCCGATGAAGAATTAGCAAGAATTGCAAAAAATGCAGGCCAGACACAAGAAGAAGGAATGAAAGATCGAGACGCTTACTCAGCAGATGAGAAGGCTAAGTCTAAAAAAGATGTAACATTACCTAAAGCACCTTGGGATAAAAAAGATGATGACGAAGATGAAAAAGATGAAGCTACACTAGAGCATGAAGAAACACTCCGTGCTATTAGAGCAATATCTTTTTAAATAAGTCTTAATTTATAACATTCAATAGCGTCTTCGGGCGCTATTTTTTTGAGTAAATACTGTATGAGCAATTTAAGTGTAATACAAAACTGTAAAACAGTAAAGTCATATCCTTATCCGTATGTAGCTATTGATGGTGCATTGCCGCAAAAGATTTATGATGAATTAGAAAAAACATTTCCTGAAGACATAGTATGCAGTACTGAACCAGGCGATGCAGGTATAACTTTTAGATATAAAAGCCGCCAAGCAAAAGAAGATGCAGTTATTCCTAATATATGGAATGACTTTTTTGAATTCCATACTAGTCCAGAATACTTTAGAAACTGTGCTAGACTATTTGAAAAAGGTATACTACAATATTATGGTGCAGAGTTTTATGAAAATTTAATTACAGATAGTGTAGGAATACGTAAACTGTCAAAAGGTAAACATGTTACTGACTGTCAATTTGTAGTACACGAACCAATTGATCAAACAGGTACGTCAAGAACCCCGCACTTAGATAACCCTAAAGAAATATATGCAGGGTTATTGTATATGAAAAAAGATACAGATACTGCAACAGGTGGAAACTTTACAATACACGAAACTATTAAAGAAGTAGAAAATTTTAAACCAAAACCAAATACAGGTAGAGAAGTAGAAGATGATGTACATATTCCACACATTGAAATTCCGTATAAAGCAAATAGCTTTGGTATGTTTTTAAATGTTAAACACAGTGTACACAGTGTTACTCCGCGAATTGCACCTATTGAGCGCAGGCGTAGTATTAATATTATAGGTGAGTTTATGAAGCACGGCAGAATGTGGGAGGTTGAACACTAATGGCAACAGCACTAGACGGCGTCTTAATTAAGAAGGCAAATAGACAAGAAACATTTAGTGAAGCACACGTTGAAGACCTTATGAAGTGTATGGATCCTAAAGACGGATATGACTATTTTGCACGTAATTTTGCATATATACAACATCCGGTAAAAGGAAAACTTCTTTTTGATCCGTTTGAATATCAAGAACGGTTACTTGCAAGCTATCATAACTATAGATTTAATATTAATATGTTGCCTAGGCAAACAGGAAAAACAACGTGTGCGGCGATCTACTTAGCGTGGTACGCAATGTTTGTACCTGATCAAACAATTCTAATTGCCGCACACAAGTATACAGGCGCTCAAGAGATTATGCAACGTATCCGCTATCTCTATGAAATGTGCCCAGACCATATACGTGCCGGTGTTACAAACTACAACAAAGGTAGTATTGAATTTGAAAATGGGTCACGTATTGTTAGTGCTACAACAACAGGCAACACAGGACGTGGTATGTCCATATCATTGTTATACTGTGATGAGTTTGCATTTGTGCAACCTAATGTTGCTATTGACTTTTGGACTTCTATATCGCCTACACTAGCAACTGGTGGACGAGCAATTCTTACAAGTACACCTAACAGTGACGAAGATACATTTGCTACAATTTGGAAACAAGCAGAAGATAAGTTTGACGAACACGGTAATGAACAAGAACTAGGACAAAATGGGTTTCATAGTTTCCGTAGCTACTGGACAGAACATCCAGACAGAGACGACAAGTGGAAACAAGAAGAACTTGGACGCATTGGCGAAGAAAGATTTAGACGCGAATATGATTGTGAATTCTTAGTATTTGATGAAACACTTGTAAGCTCAATTAAACTAGCAACAATGGAGGGAGATATCCCTATAATTAATATGGGGCAAACACGTTGGTATAAAAAGCCAACGCCAGAGTTTACGTATGCAGTTGCCCTTGATCCTAGTATGGGCACAGGCGGAGATAATGCCGCTATACAAGTATTTGAATTACCTAGTTACGAGCAAGTAGCAGAGTGGCAACATAATACAACAGCTATACCAGGACAAATAAGAGTACTTGCAGACACATGCAACTACATACAACAAGAAACTAATAATGCAAATGGTATATATTGGAGTGTTGAAAACAACGGAATTGGTGAAGCATGCCTACTTGTTATAAATGACTATGGTGAAGAAAATATTCCTGGATTATTTGTAAGTGAACCAATGCGCAAAGGTCACGTAAGAAAATTCCGCAAAGGATTTAATACTACACATGGTACTAAAATTACAGCATGTAGTAGACTTAAAACAATGTTAGAAAATGATAAAATGATTATACATAGTAAACCGTTTGTATCAGAACTTAAAAACTTTGTTGCAACAGGTAGTAGTTACCAAGCTAAGACAGGACAAAGTGACGATTTAATAAGTGCAACATTACTTGCACTTAGGATGATGGCTGTGCTTAAAGATTGGGATCCTAGAATTTATAATACCTTCAATCAAGTAGACTCGGTAGAGGACTACGAACCGCCCATGCCTATCTTTATTAGTAGCAGTTATTGATAAATACTTACATGTTAGATTTAGATACAATAAGCGAAGAGCTTTTTAATAAAATACGTGGTAGGTTTAGTGAAGTTTCTATCGGCAACGAAGCAGGCGAAGTGACTAATATCCCTAAAGATGCTAGATACTTTGACTTTAAATACGACGAAGACAGTAGTGTTAGCGTTAGTGTAAGTGAAAAAGATGGTGTAGTTGTTATGTATAACAACGAATTATTCACTAAAGACGAATCAATACAAAAAAGTAATTGGTACGGTTTCTTAAAAGAACTTAGAAGTTTTGCTAGAAAAAGACTTTTAAACTTTGACGTAAGAGATATTACAAAATCTAATTTAGAAAAAAGAGATTATAAATATCTAGCAACAAATTCCGGAGACGACAACATGACAGAATCAAAATTATACGGAACAGGTAAAGTAAGTTACCAAAACGTAGACACTGCAAGAATAGTTATTAAGCATACTGAAAGTGTCAATCAAGAACGTGCCGGCGGCCGCACACAAAAAATTGGAACTATACATATCGAAAGTTCCGAAGGCGAACGCTTTAAGTATCCGTTCAAACATTTGAATGGTGCAAGAGCAATGGCACGACACGTAGCAGAAGGCGGTAATGCGTATGATGACTTTGGTAAGCACATTGTTAGTATGTCGGAAGAGCTCAGTAAGCTAAAGAAATTTAAATCACATATGTCAAGAAACGGCGTCATGGCCGAAGGTCTTGCAGAATATTCAGACGTAGTAAATGATCGTATTGATGCAGTTAAGCGTACAGTAGAAACATTACAGCGTAAAAGTGTATATGCAGAAACAGTTGCAAATTTTGAATCAACTATACTTGAAGATGTTCCGGAAGATATTTCAAGTAACTGGATTGACCAACTTACTATTAGACAGTTCAACGAAGAACTAGCAGATGTATTTCCATACATTTACAAACTAGTAGGCGAAGCAACTAAAGCAAAATCACTAGGCCCAGAAGATTTAGAAGAAAAGAAAGGTCCTTGCTGGACTGGACACGAACGAGTACCTGGCACTAAAGAAGGTGAGCCAGGTTCTTGTCGCAAAAAAGGAACAACCAAAGAAGAGATTGAACTAGAGCAAGGCTTTGAAGAAATGATGGGCCAATTTGCAGAAGCAGTCAGTAAACAGATTTTTCTAGACTTTAGCAAAGAGTTAATAGACATCCAACGTACAGACGACACTGAAGTGTTTACTGCAACACTTGACGGATTAGGTTATATAAACGACCCAGAAGAAGAAATTGATCTTGAAGGCACACCTGTTACAGTTACAATAGATGCATTTGGTTATGTCCAAGAAGGCGAATTTAAAATTGTTAGTGTTGTCGGCGATGATGGCACACAGTATGTACTAGACCAAACTGATACTTGGGATATAAGTATGTTGACTGATGCTTTCAGTGACGCATTAGCAACTGAGTCGGCAGAAGGAGTTAGTGAAGCATACATTAATACAAGTAATGATGCTGTAGATGTACTAGGCGCATTGCGCGGTAAAGGAAAAAAGATTGAACGTGGTCAAGACGATGATCAAGGTAACTTAGCAAACGCTTATGTTAATGATGTATGGGATGTATACACATTTATTGAAGCAAGAACAAACGGATTCAAAGGTCTAGATAAAAATGCTATGGCAGCTATTGAAGCAATGATGAAACTACGCGGCGAAGCAAAGAAGTTAGAAACTAAGCCAGGTTCGGGCAAGAACGGCAAGTTTGGTAATCAAATTGTAAACACATTATATCCAGTAATAGAATACCTATATACAACAGATTTTGATAGAAGCAAAAAAGAAGATGAAACAGAGTGTGGCGATGGCGCACCAACTGAAGACACTAAAGAGCAAAAGATACCATTAGGCGAGTTCATCCTTAGTTACTACGACAAAGAAACAGGCGAATTTCCAAAAGGTGAAACAGCAATACTTACTATGGTCGAAAAGGATTACGGCGAACAGTTTATTAATCCTGCTAAGAGTTTCATCGGACAGGTTCAAGCAACTGTAGAACAACATCAAATGCAAACACAACCACAGCAAATGGAAGCAGTATCAGACGAAGAAGCAATTGAATCTTGGTATGATGAAGTAGTTAGTGCAATCACTAGTCGAAACATAACATTTCCAATAGCAGAACCAAAAATTCAAAAAGTTGCAGATGTTGTTGCAGATGATTGGGGCGATCAAGGACCTTCCGAGGATGTAGTTTTATCTATTATTAATGGCGAAAACGATCAAACAACTCAAGATACAATGGAAGATGATTTTGACAGAATTCGTGAGTTAGCAGGACTACGCTAACCCACTTATAAGTTTTATTTCTTTTTCTTTAAAAAAGACTTGACATGTTGTAGCAATCAGTGTATTATATATACTGTGCTATACGACAAACAGGCACGAAGAACGTAGCAATGTAGCTACATATAGAAAAACATAGGCACTATTAGGAGGCATAAAACTATGGCATCATTAGCAGAAATCCGAGCGAAGCTCAAAGAACAAGAAGCAAACACAGGCGGCAATCGTTCGTCAGGTGGAGGCGACAACGCAATATTTCCATTCTGGAATATGCAAGAAGGACAAAGTGCAACTGTACGATTCCTTCCAGACAAAGACGAATCCAATACATTTTTCTGGACAGAGCGACTTATGATTAAGTTACCTTTTTCAGGCATCAAAGGCGAGCCGTCAAGCAAGCCTGTACAAGTACAAGTACCTTGTATGGAAATGTATGGCGATTCTTGTAATATTCTAAGCGAAGTACGCGGTTGGTTTAAAGACGCAAGTCTTGAAGACATGGGTCGTAAATACTGGAAGAAACGTTCATACGTATTCCAAGGCTTTGTATCAGATAATCCGTTGCAAGAAGAATCACCAGAGAATCCGATTCGACGCTTTATTATTGGTCCACAAATTTTCCAGCTTATTAAGCAGGCACTTATGGATCCAGATATGGAAGAATTGCCAACAGACTTTACAGGTGGCGTAGACTTCCGTTTAAACAAAACTAGTAAAGGTGGTTATGCAGACTACTCAACATCTAACTGGGCACGTAGAGAGCGCCCACTGACTGATGCTGAAATGAATGCTGTAAATACACACGGATTGTATAACTTAGGTGACTTTCTTCCTAAGAAGCCAGATGAGATTGCTGTTAAAGTAATGCAAGAAATGTTTGAAGCATCGGTTGATAACCAACCGTATGATGCAGAACGTTGGTCGCAATACTTCCGTCCTGCAGGCATGCAGTCACGTACAGGTGATCCAAATGTTGCAAGTGCAGGTGGTAGTGCTGTTTCAAGAACAGCTGACGCAGTAGCGGCTCCAACACCAACTCCAACACCAACTCCAGAAGCGGCTCCGGCAGTAACTGCTCCAGTAGCAGAAGCACCGGCAGCAACAGGTGGTGAAGCGAATGACATTCTAGCAATGATCCGTTCGCGTCAACAAGGTTAATAAACTGATCAGTAAGGGGTTACGGCCCCTTACTTCTTTATAGCTTTTTAGGAGAAAACATGGCTAAATCATTTGATGTAAGCAAGTTCCGTAAGGACTTAACTAAGAGTATCTCAGGCATGAGTACTGGATTTAACGATCCTACTGATTGGATTTCAACAGGA